GTAGTGACGCTGCTCGCCGTCGTCGATGACGCGCAACAGAAAGGCCAGGGTGATGACAGATGTCGCCGCGGAACTGGCGTTTGGCTTGCCGAGGTCGCGGATCATGTTGTCGATCTCGCCTTCAATCCAGGTGACCGCCGTATCGTGGTCGCGTTGTTGAGTGCTCACGCTGCGCCTCCTCTTGGCGGACAGACCTCTTCCATTTGCGCCATGGCCAGGCCAATGCGCCGCTTCAGGCTTTTGCGCTCTTCGATTGCGCGGGCAGCACGATCAGCCAGCGCCTGAGTGCGCATCTGCTCGGCAGCCTCGTAGTCGTGGAACTCGTTGGGTTTCGCTTTCTTCTCGCGTCCCCAAGCGTCGTATCGCCTATCCCACTCTCGGGCTTGCGCACCGTCTGCATAACTGGTTGCCATGGTCGCCTCCAGAGTGGCGGGTGTTGATCCAACAAAACTCGGCTGCACTCATCCGTTCCGCTGGTTGCCGTTGGGCGCGGAGGGAAGTGCATGCGGGTTTGGTCGGGAAGGGTGCCCAGACCCGCTACTGGCGACGGCCTGGGTTTGCAACATCAAGTTGTCTTCGTGCGCTGGGGTGGCCTACCGGAAACCCGGCCGATGCGCGGTAGCGTCGACGGCCTACTGTCCGCTGCCTGTATGGGTGTTGGGCGCAGCCTTCAGGCTTGCTGTGCCACGCGGGTGAATCGTTCAGCTACTTCATGGCAAAACCTCCGTAACTGAAGGGCAACTGCCGAGCATTCCTCGGTAGTTGGTTGCGATGCAGGTGGGCGGTTATAGGCCGCAGTTTCGTCCGCATCGGAGAGTGATCGAAACACCAGGGCGCAACCCCTGCTTGTTTCCCGCCGCGTTTATAGTGTTGGCCGTCTCGCTCATACCGGCTCAGGAGATTCCCGGGGCTTTGCGATCCTAGCGCTGCAGCCCGCTTGGGCACGCTTCGATCACTCTCCGATGCGGCCTGGTGCTGGGGAGTACCAGGTGCTCGGGGCCGCTTTGCCGGCCAGTCAGTACCGCGGTCCGAAGACCTTGGAACATTCGATTTCCCGTCTGGCCCTGTCGCCAAGGCCAGCCAGTGAAATCTGTTCGTCGTGACCCGCTACTGGCGTCGATCACTGGCCTATCTCAAATTGTTCTTCCAGCCGCGGGCCTTTCGGCTTGTTCTCCCGCTGGATAACTGTTCTTGGCGTTTTACGCTGCACGCCCGGGTCAGTTGCCAACCCTCTGAACCGTTGAGGCCGGTTCATCGCTGCCTTTGAATCTGGGCCGGTGGTGATCCGGCAAGGTCAAGCGGTGGAGCTAAAGAGCGGCGGATCTCTCGACCCTTCGCAGCTGGTCCCGATGTGGGGACTGGCTTGCGATGGAGCGAAAGATAAGCTAATGCCTAATTTATGACAATAGGCATTGACTAATTATTTTGCGTGCGTGCAAAAAAAACGCTCTTGGCGGGTTTCGATTTGCCTATTTGTTTTGTGATGATTGGACGAAAGCCCCGTACGTCGCGCTCGAACGCCCGCGATCAAGCAGCATCTACCGAATTACAAACAACCAGGTGAGCCGCTATAAGCGACGATCAGAAGAGAAGGCGATATCTGTCTGGCGCAGGCTGCTGGAAGAGCCGGAGATTCGTATGGACGTCGAGGAGCAGTTCGAAGCGCTGGTGATGATGGCGGACGAACTGAATCGCACTGGCGTGATCGACAGCGGAGATTGGCGGGAGATGGTGGAGGAGGCGAACGCCTTTTATGCGCATGCGATTGAGGGCTTGGAAGGGGGGCGCGTAGGTAGCCCGCGCATAGACTGGGCTTGGCTAAGAGATGCTGGGACGCGCATTAGGTCACCCCGCCCTGCGTTTTTTGTGTCCTCTACATTTCAAAGGAGAGGTATTCCGATCTTTTGCGACAGCGTGAATGCATTGAGCGGCGGGTGAAAAAAGATTTGACAATATTTTTGTCTTGGGCTATTAATTTTCTTGCTGCATGAATGCGCCGTGGCGCCAAGGATTGGACCTAGTTTACCGAAGGGAGGTCTGATAATTGGCATGTATAATGGACTATAATGCGTAGAGGGCAGTGAATGACCAATACCAATTTTGATGCACAACCAAATTGAAAATATATTAAGTCGTTAATGACTTAAAAAAAAGCCACTTACTAGTGGCTTTTTTTTTACCTGCTATGCCAGCATCAATGTGAACCCGCTATGTTGTGCGCTGTATTTGCCAACCACCACACGAACCCACTCGCCAGGCTCAAAAGCATTGAAGAGTGGTGCGTCCTGTTGTCGCTGTTGCGATTTTCTGACGAGGCCTCTTCCTTGAAGGCCAAATTCTACGAAGACTCCGTAGTTTTGAACTGAAACAATTTGAGCGTCTACTTGGGTTCCTTCAGGGTATTCACTTTCAAATTTACTCAGCTTTTGAAAAGTTTCGTCATTCTCGGACGTCTTTCTGACATATTCCTTTAGACCGCTCAGGTCCAACATGTCTTGTTGAAATTCATCTGTCAGTAGTTTCGCAGGCCCAACGAAGAATTTTTGATGATATGCATCTAAGTAATTAATAAGAGCTGAGCTGTTGCTTAATGCAGTTTGACGACTATCTATCTTGAATGGCCCTTTGCCAATTAGGTTGTCAGCAATTTTTCTGGCTGGTTGATTTTCTCTAAAGAAGACGTCTTCAGCTATCGTTGATAAGTAGTCAATGTTTCGGAGTAAGTCCAGATGTATTAAGCCGGCAGGAGAAATGGCAATTAAGTCCTCGTCCGTGATTTCGTGTGACTGAGCTTCAGATAAAATGCATCCTGCGTTAGTAAGATTGGCTATTTCAAAATAGGCTCTATCAGTCGCATGTCCTGTTGATTGAAGATAAGCAATCAATGTAGACACTTTGTGAAAGCCTTTGGTTCTATTTGGCCCATATTCTCTAGAAGTGCTTCTCAGCCAACTAAGTATCGAAAGCCTCATGAATGGATTAGGCAGCGAATCCTCAGTGTTCGAATGAAATAAATTCTTAATGTGTGAGTCTGTATCAGAGTAAAACCTTCGCTTGCTTTTCAGAAGTATTCTAGCGATCAGGAAGTTGGGGAGTCGATGTTCGCCAAGAGATTGTCTTGCTTTAAGTAGTTCATCTTCACCGATGTGTCCGCTTTTGCAGAAATCAAGTAATATTTCAAGGCCTTTTCGAATATTCCTACCAGCCAGTCCGGTAATAATACGTTTGAAAAAGGTATCTTGGAATAGGGAGGATATCATTGATTGAATATACGTTGCCACTTCCGATCTTGCACATTCAACTTTCATGTTGTTAGGAAGGAAATACGTGAATTTTGACTGTTGACCTTGTATGACTCTCAGCGCGTAGCCAAGTCGCTTGTATATAACCTTTTCGAGAAGAGGGGGGTCAATTCTGAAGACTAGGTCCTTGATAACGGTATCAAGTGGTGGCTCGTCCCTGTACTGATCGTATGTTGTATCTCTTAAAGGGAGAAAAACCATGCATGGGAAAGTCTCTTTTAGCCAAGATGCAACGTCAAACATTAATAGCTGATCTTCTCTATTTCGCTTGTCGCAATTATCTAGGACTACGACTAGTAGCTTTTCTCCACCCGTACAGAGGAAATTTATTATTCCGTCTAGGGTCGCTTGATTGTTGCGTTGGAGACGTTCAATTTCATTATATATCGCGTCGATATATTTATCTGAGTCTTTAGGGTATAGGGCGGCCCGCCCTCGCTCAACTCTCCCTATTTCACGATAGTATATTTTTTTTAATATCTCGATGCTGTCGAAATCTATTTTGCTGTTGGTTTGTTTGAGGAGGTCGATGCTTTGTTCTATGACCCAGTCGTAAATGCGCTCACGATAAAGCGGGGCCTTGTTCAAATTTATGTTGATCCAAATAGTGGAATCAACAAGTGGACGCGGCAATGCCTCAAGGCGGATGTAGTCTGTAAAAGTTGACTTGCCTGAGCCGACCCCGCCAATCAGAAGGCAAATTTCATTCTTTATTTTCCCAAAATCAGCTACTTGCTCAATAATTTCTTTCGCGGTACTTGTGTCTTCGATTAGCCTTGCCTGACTCGAAATAGGTAGTGCTGCACGAATTATCTTATCTATTGGTGCAATATGTGATTGTTTTCTAATCGAGGTGACGTATGCGTTGTGTGCGATGGAGGCTCTGTCGTCCAATGTGTCAGGATTAAAAAGATATTTGTATTCTATTGAGACGTTTGCCCCAAACGAGTTTTCACCAACTGTTTCGTTTGCTACAACTTTTCCGCCAAGCATTTGGGTTGGTTTAAAAAAAACTGCAGTGCTTTTAATTGAGCGAAGAATAGCGTCTGCTTTTTTTAAGGAGTTTTTCTTTGATGCTAAATCCACTAGATGAGAAAATTCTGCGCTTAATGGGTCAAAATCATCTATCGAAATGTTAATTTCGGGTTCGTCTTTATCCCAGTAGCTTAATGCTAAATTCAAACCATCTGTTGCTATAATAATCTCGCATGGATTTATATTGCGCGAGTATGAAGAGTTTATTTCGGTGGCATAGAGCCTTGCTTCTCGCATAGCCTCTTTTAAATCTTCACCTGGGGTTTTTGCTTCTATAATTATAAGCGGGAGGCCACTAGTGATAATTGCATAATCAGGGTAGTAAAGTTTCCCCTTTGCGCCTTTGTCGATCTTCAGTTTTCTGATATCCCCTTTGGTTCTAATATCAGACCCTAGGTATCCGAGGCCGGAAGGGGATTCTAGCGTTAGAAGTTTGTAGATTATTTTCTGTTCGACATCGCTCTCTGTTCTAATGTCTTGCCCTTGGTAAACGTTCGCCATTTTCAAATCCCTTTATGCCGTATTGTCGTTTTTTCGGTTTTCTCGGACTTCTATATTTTATCTGGCGGCGCCCAAAGGGATTCGATGAAAGACTTATCGTGAATACATCGCCCACCAGAACACGTGACCCAGGATCGCAATCTGCTGCTCCTGGATCTCGGCGAAGGTGTAGTCCTCATCCGGGTGCTCGTCACGGTTGAAGCTGCGCAGACGGATGCCGGTGGGCAGGCGGTAGACCTGCTTCACGCGTAGCTGGCCGTTATGGTTGATCGCGTACATGTCGCCGTCGACGATATCGCCCAGCGAGCTTTTGCCGACATTCACGCCAACAGTGGCGCCGTCGCGCAGCACCGGCAGCATGCTATTGCCGCTGACAACCACACACTTCGCGTTGCTGAACTGCACGTTGTTGTGGCGAAGGTCTTTCTTGAAGAAGCGAAGGCGAGAGCTGTCGCTTTCCGCGATCGCAAACCGGCCTGAGCCCGCCGCCAGCTCTACTTCCTGAAGGAATGGTACGTACACCTCGTCGTCCTTGAGCGGGGTTTCGTCATCCCAGGTTTCGATGGAGGAGAGGCGAAGATCGTGATTGGCGGTGTAGCTGGTGCGCGGCTCTTCAACTGACGCGCTGCCCAGATAAGCCGACATCTGATCACTCAATCCCCAGTGGTCTGGCTTGGCTACATCCGAAAAATAGTCGATGAGCTGCATAAGCTTCGATTTATCGATCCTGCCTGAATTTACCCAGCCCTGGACGGACGGAGGCTTCACGCCGAAATCTTCTGCGAGCTTCTTTTTTGAAACGCCTTTGGCCAGTCGAGCGGACTCGATCGCGGCACCTAATTCTTTACCTGTAAGCATTGCCTAATTAGGCCTTTTGATTAGTTGGTTAGGCAATGGCTTGTCTGTGATTAGCTAATGCCTTATATTTGGTGTTGTGAGCTTTTTAGGATAGCCCCCATGACACCAGCAGAAGCGGTTCGAGAAGCCTCTCGTCTCGTAGGCAGCCAAGCCGAATTGGCCAGAAGTCTCGACGTGCGAACCCCAACTGTTTGTCAGTGGTGCTCGGGCGACAGGCCTGTCCCACCTGCGAGAGCAATTCAAATTGAATCCCTAACCGGCGGCCAAGTGAGCAGGGCGCATCTGTGTCCGTCTTTCCCTTGGGCCGAGATGGCAACTCAGGGCGTCCAGTCCCAGACACAACAAAAAACAGCTGCCTGAACCTCCTGTAACAAGTCTGAAAGCGGAAGTGAACCTATGGCCTACGACGATAAAGCGCACCGGCACGAGCACCAGGTGAAGGTGCGCCTCGATGACGAAATTTTTCAGGAGCTGAAGGACGTTGCTCGCGACATGAAGTTGCAACACAGCGTGCTTAGCCGAGAAATCATCGAGGCCGCGCTTGAGGTCAAGCGGACGCTCGGAGAGCTGCCGTTTGAGCTGGAGAAAAGACGCGCCTGAGAAGGCCATAGAGGGGGATTCATGCCCAGTGCAGTAGTTGAACTCAGGAAGGGCGCAACGGAAGAACTGGCGCGATGGGCGTCGGAGATCGGAATCACACCGGATGCCTTGGCCTCCGAACTTTTGCGACTGGCCATGCCAGGGCTCAAGAAAGCGATCTGCGACAGCGCCTTACCCAACAGCAACGTTGTTGCCTTCCCTCCCAAGCGGTGATTCACAGCCCTTATTAGGGACCGCAAAGCGGAAAGGGTAGGTCGGTAACAGCTTTCAAGATTGGCGCTGGTCCCTGGTTCGGGACTGGAAGAAAAGAAGGTCATGGATTCGTCCCTGATCAGTTGATGGACGAATCATGAACAGTTTCGCGCAAAGGGAAAACCAGACGATGAGCGGCAAAACTCTAGATACACGCAAACAAGTAGTTGTCGCGGCCGTCAAGGCATTCCCTGGCGGACGCGAATGCGCCGCCGCGTTCATCGGCGAAGAAAATTTCAAGCGGTTCGAAAATCGAATCTATGAATCGGCCGGCATGAAGCCGCTGAGCGATGGCGAAGTTTGCGCCATAGAGACAGAGGCAAAGACTGCACATCTGCCGGACTACATCTGCTCAATGTATGGCGGCGTGTTCGTTCGCCTTCCTGAAGCTGGGCAGCTCGACAACGTCGACCTGTATCAGCGCGCACTAGCAGCATCTTCGCAGCGTGGCGAGCTTGACCACATGGTCGCAATGGCCCTGGAAGACGGCGAGATCGATGCCGCAGAAGCCAAGAAGATTCGCGCTCTGCACACCAAATACCTGTCCGCCAGCCTTGAAGCTGTGGCGGCAGTGATCGAACTGCACAAGGCGAAAGCCTAAATCCCAAGCAATAAAAAGCCGGGGTAGTGACCCGGCTATTTGTACAACGTAGTGGAGCCAGTATATGCAGACCCAACCACAAATCAATACCCCCGCCAATGTCGCGACACGTTTTGTTAATTCCGAAAACGTGTCGCGCCTTAAATCTCGTTCTCAGGGAGTCAAGCAATGACCCCCGACAACATCATCCAGCTGAACAGCAGCAGGGGATTCACCCGTATGGACAACAGCCTGATGGAGGCTTTGGCTACGGTTGACCTGCCAGCGCGCGAACTGCGCGTTCTCATGGCCATTGCACGGCAGACCATCGGCTATCAACTCGAAACCAAGCGCCTGACCGCCGACGATATCGGTAAGCAGACCAATATGCGCCGAGACGTCACGTCGAAAGCGATCAGTCATCTCCTAGAGCGTCGAATCATTTTCCGTGTAGGGGGAAGCCGAGGTGATATCGGGATTTCCCCTATTCGCGAGTGGTCCTTCTACGAGGAAAAACCAGTCAATCTCACTGAGACCAAAACGTCTCACTCAGCCCAAATCGTCTCACTGAGACCTGATGCGAGTGAGACCAAAACGGCAACTTGCCTTCTTTATACAAAGAAAAAACCCCTATTAACTCTTCCTTCGGAAGAGATTAATCCGCCCCAAGAGCAGCCCGAGCCGCCGAAGCCTGATCGCAAGGCTCCGTTCGGCATGACCCAGCTGCTGGCCGACAACCCGCACAACGTCCCTGAGCAACTACTGGCCGACTGGCTAACCCAACGCAAGGCCAAGCGCGCCGCCGTCACCGCCACTGTCTGGTCAACCGTCAACTCGGAGCTGGTCAAGTGCGTCGAAGCCGGAGTCTCGGCACCCGACGCAATCACCGAAGCCCTGACTTCTGGGTGGCAGGGGTTCAAGGCGTCCTGGGTGATCAAGCGTATGGCCGAGTCGGCGCCGCCAGCACCATCTGCTCCTTCACGTCACTCCGGCTTTGCTGATCGCGACTACACCGCGGGCCTAATCCAACGGGAGGACGGTAGCTATGCGTTCTGAACCAGTACAACCAACTCCTGAGTTTCCACCAGGAACTCGCATCCAGCCCGCCGACTGTGACACCCACGGCGAGTTCGAGCAGAAGATTTTTTCGGTAATCGGCCGCGAGTTGAAGACCGGCTGCCCTGAGTGTTCCCGAATCGCCCAGGAAGCGACGGACGAGTCCGAGCGCCAGAGTAAGGCGCTGATGCTCCGCATGGCCATGGAGCGCAAGCTTGGCTCGGCGCTGATCCCGAAGCGCTTCGCTGGCAAAACCTTCGAAGGCTACATCGCCACCACAGCCGAGCAGCACAAGGCGCTGAACACCTGCCGCCGGTACGCTGCTGAGTTCTCGCTGATCGCCGAGTCGGGCCGTTGCCTGTTGCTGCTGGGCAAGCCTGGCACTGGCAAGACTCACCTGTCCGTGGCCATCGCAAACGAGATCATGGCCAGATCGAGCGCCACCGCGGTGTACCGCACTGTCGGCTCGGTCCTGCAAGGAATCCGCGCCACGTACGACCGGACCAGCGAGCAGAGCGAAAGCCAGATCCTGTCGAGCCTCGTCAGTCCGTCGCTGCTCATCCTCGACGAGATCGGCGTCAGCAAGGAAAAGCCCAGCGACTTCGAGCTGACAACGCTGTTCGCAATCATCAACGGCCGGTACGAGGAACAGCGCCCGACGGTGATCGTTTCCAACCTGGATGCCAAGGCATTGCCGGCCGCGATTGGCGAGCGGTGTGCGGATCGTCTGCGGGAGGGTGGGGTAATCGTTATTCCGTTCGAGTGGGAATCTCAGCGCGGCAAGGAGGGGTTCTGATGGCTATCGACAAAGAGAAATTGAAGGCGTTGCTCTGGGCTGAAGCAGCCTCATTTCGAGCCGACTGCGCTGACTGGAAGCGCAACACCGAAGCGCTGCAAGACTTCCTTGGCGAGAAGACCGTCGAGGAAGTGGCGCTGGAGCTGCTGGCCGAGAACGAACGGCTGACAAAGCTGGTGGGGGAAGCCATCGATGGATTGGCAAGTAGGGTGGCCGGCCATGACTGACAAAATCAGCGTTAACAGCCAGGCCAAGCTCACCGAGGCCATCACCAGCCTGACCACCATGTACAAGGACAAGAAGTTCGTCGTGGTGTCGCTTCGCCCGGGCAAGGACCGCACCCTTGACCAGAACTCATTGTGGTTCGGGATGTACAAGCGCATCGCCGAGATGACCCAGATCGGCGATGCGGCCGATGCCCGGCGGTACTGCAAGCTGCACTTCGGCGTGCAGATCCTGCTGAACGAGGATTCGGGGTTCCAGGCGGCGTGGTATCGGGTCATGCGCCATCTGCCCTATGAGGAAAAGCTGGCCATGATGGGTGAATGCAAGCTGTTCGGCCCTGACGGCTTTCCTGTTACCAGTCTGTTCAACCGCGCTCAGGGCGTGGCGTACACCGACCGCATCGCTGCGTTTTTCACCGGACAGGGTGTGGTCTTCACCGATTTGCTTAGCAAGGAGGCTGCATGATCGCCAAACAACCCAAGCCGAAGAAGTGCAAGAACCCTGCGTGCGGCATCAGCTTCCCGCCGCAGCGCCTGGGGCAGGCCGTGTGCAGCCCTAAGTGCGGCCTGGCCATCAAGGACGTGAACAGGGAGAAGGCTCGCAAGTCTCTGGCCCAGATCGAGCGCAAAGAGATCAAGGTCCGCAAGGAGAAGTTGAAGAGCAGAGCCGACCACCTCAAGGACACGCAGATCGCTTTCAACGCTTGGGTGCGCGAGCGGGACGCCGAGTTGCCGTGCATCAGTTGCGGCCGCCACCACCAGGGCAAATACGACGCAGGGCATTACCGTACTGTAGGCAGCAACCCTGCGCTTCGCTTCGAGCCGCTGAACTGCCACCGCCAGTGTTCACCGTGCAATACCCAGCTGTCCGGGAACATCGTCAATTACCGCATCGCGCTGGTGAAGCGGATCGGTACCGAGGCAGTCGACTGGCTGGAAGGTCCGCATGAGCCGAAGAAGTACACCATCGAAGAACTGAAGGCGATGACCGCCGACTACCGGGCCAAGACCCGCGAACTAAAGAGGGCGGCAGCATGATCTATCCAAGTGTTCTGAACGCAGTTGTCTCGGCCCTCGCGGCTGAGGCGATCGACAACACCAGCAAGCAGGCGTGGCAGAAGCTGTACAACTCTGCCGACGAAGAGGAGGGCGGGGATCTGGCGACACTGGTTCGCTCGCGCGGCACCGACACCATCGATCGCACACAAGTGGATTGCTGGGTATCTGCTCGACTGCACCGCGCGCTCGAACCGAAGCACTGGAATGCGCTGGTGGCGAAGTACAGCACCCACAAGGGGCGCAAAGTGCAGGCGATCTCAGCTTTGCAGGCCCTGATTAGCACCCCGGCTCCGAAGCTGTTTTTGTACAAGGCGACTACGGCCTGGGCCATCCCGCAGCTGAAGGGCGCGCGACCGAAGGTGATGACCTCGGTGTCTGTTGAGATTCCGCTCGATGCTCCGGATTGGCGTCGCGAGGCTGTGGTGACGGCAGCACTGGCTGCCGGCCAGGCCAAGGTAAAGAAAGACGAGTCCCGGTCCGCCGGCATGATCGTGCTGAAGGACAGCTTCTACGACATGAACACCTGGGACAACGATGGCACGCCGGAGTCGACTCGGCGCCGCTGGAGGCAGTCCATTCAGAAGTCGGCGGATGATTTGGTGAACGAGGCGCTAGCCCATGCCTGCGATATTCTGGAGGCGGAAGGGCTCCTGATGGATAGTGCTGCGTGAGCTTTAGCGCGGGACAAAGAAACGTCCTTTGCTACAGTCTACTGATCAAAACAGGAGTGCATGCTATGCGCTATATGGAGTTGGTCGGGGTGGTAAGTTTAGCGGTTGCTGTATCGTCATGTGCAAGCAGTGGAAACAAGATCAGTCAAAGCCAAATTGATCAGATAAAAATTGGCGAGACCACATTCAATCAAATGATTGAGATCTTTGGCGCGCCTGTTGGGCAGGGCTATGGAAGTGAAGGGCATCTGACTGCCAATTGGATGTACATATATGCTGGGCCGTTTGGATCAGGAATGGAGCAACAAGTCCTTGCCGTCTATTTTGATGATAAGGACAAAGTGCAAAAGTACAACTTGCTCAACCAGTCACCCGATGGGGTTCGATTTGGAAGATGAGATTCACAAATCCTGTTGACATCACTGAGCGGATGAGCGAAGTTAGTCCCATCCTGTCATTCCTGCGCGTTAAGGATTGACCAAGAAAAGCCCGGCAGATGTCGGGCTTTTTTGTACATAGTCCTTGAGGATCGAGCACATGGAAATGTGGGAGTTGGTCAGACGCCTTATTGCTGGGGCAAATGGTGGGTGTCAATCGTTCACACCTAGTTTGATCGGTGACCTTTACCATCGTGATTTGGTTGTGGCAAAACAGGAAATTGGTCTCACCTATCAAGAAGTCTTGGACTTCGCTGATTGTCTTTCTGAGCAAATGCAGGAAGAAGGCCTCATACGGCAAGCCGGTGTAAGAGGTAGGGGGCCGGCGATACTGGGTGCGATGGAGCGCACTGAACTTGGTGAAGAGCTTTATGACGCCCTTCGCGGACATAACGTCGTTAGTTTTTTCGAGGGCATGCATGCGGAAGTAGATGCTGCCGAAATCCGAAGGCTCCTGCACCAGTTGAACTCCTGAATTTCCTTTGCTTCACCCTGAACCCGGTCACCGAGCCGGGTTTTTATTGCCCGCAAGAAACTATCCGCCGTATCCAAGGCGGCCCTTGGGAAGACCTGGACACTGATAAGCCAGCATTTGCGGTGCTACAAGAAAACAACGGCAGCCCGCGCACCCTGCACACCAATGCTTATAGGGTGGCGCGAGACAGAACTGCGAGATCGATGCATAAGGGCGTCGACGCTGTGAAGGCCTTCGGCAGACAGGAGGGGAAAGACCCTCACACCTATTTCGGGCCTCGCATTAAGCGGGGCCTTTCGCGTCAGTCAGAATCTACAAAGATCGGTGCCAAGTTACTTCGGTGATGCCGCTTAATCTCACGAAATCTCGCATTGCTCTGATTGTTCCGCCGCATGGCGGACCTGAACCAAGAATGCTGCCAGAGTGAATTAAGGAGAGGTAGCAAGCATCCGCCTCTGTCATGGTTGTCGAGGGATGGGCGAACACGACGCGGTACCCGTTGAAGCTGTAGCAGATAATAAAATTCGAGAGCTTCA